AGTTAGAGTCTGGTTTTTATAATGATGAAGTAATAGGAGTAGAAATTGATTCTGCTAAAGTTTACGAAAAGGATGTACCAGATGATGCTGATGAAGCTAAATTTTTATTTGATGTAACAAATGAAACAGATCCTAGTTTATCAGATATACAGGATTGGGTTTATAATTACGAAATCGGTGATTCTAAATTAGATGTTATTTAATTGTTGACATTTCTATAAAAAAGATATATAGTTTGTATATTAGAGTTGGTTCCCGATGAGCCAATAGGTAGGTAATAACTTACGAACACAAAATCGGAAATTGATTTTTGACATTTGATAGAGTCGGACGGGAATAGTGTGCTGTGCTGTTCTTAAAAAGCTCACCGTTGCGGACCTATCGCCAGACTCGATTAGGCAGAGGGTAACAAGTAAACTTCGTCCAACGGGATCACAACTCGGTAGCCAATGAAGAACTTTCTGGTTTTCAACTTTTTTAATTGTAAGTATATTTGTATGAAATCAAAAGATCAAATGTTATTAGAAACTTTGGTAGAGGATATCTATACCCAACAATCAAAAGACGAACCTTTGTCTAAAGAACAAATGATCGAAGCACAAACTCTTGCTGATTATATAGAAAAGAATATAAATGTAATAAACCCCGAAATGAATTACAAAACCTTGGCAAATGCAATTAAAATTATATTGAAAGATTTCGGTAGTCATAATATGCCAGCTTTCATAGAAGAAATTCAAAAATGAAAAACAAAGATCAAATTTTATTAGAAAATTTATACAATAATATTTTATCTGAAGCGGAATCTACTATTTCTTCATATGAAGAAGAATCTGATGTTGATGTAAACAAAATTGTTCATGATATTTTTAATAAAATTACTCCATATCTTTTTGATTTTAGCGGAGAAGAGTTTAAATTAAAATTTAAAGATGTTATAAAAAAAATTATAGAAGGTTTGAACGAAAGAATTCAAAAAATTTAATTGACAAATCTATCATTCTGTAGTAAGTTTATAAATAATAAATATTCGACATATCGAATAACTGATCTTTGAAAATTTTAATGGGGGCGCACTGGTTTCGATTTAAAGTTGGAACTAAAAATGCATGTGAAGGTTAATCGATGGCCTTCTAAAAAATCGATTAAAAACTAAATGCAGATGACAATACATCTGATCTTTTAGCCGAAGCTGAATACATCTTCAACAATGCTGACGAGTTTCTCGGTGGCATTGAGGAAGAGTCCTTCTCACTCGCCGCTTAAAGACCTAACGGTAATCCTCTAAATCCGTTTTGAATTGCAGAGGTTCTTGCGTGAGATGACTAACGTGGTAAAACTAGTCATAGGTAGTATGTGGTCTTTATTCACACATACAGGCAGACATAAAACTCGGTTGATATAACCAAATAGCCTTTGTCTTCGATTCCGTATGGTATCTGAAATATTAAATATATCCAAACATGTGAAGACTTTTTAGTGTAAAATTTTAAAGACAGGAGTTCGATTCTCCTCGCTTCCAATTTTTGATTAGAATATGTTGAATAGTTCAAGTATGATTAGAACTATTGCACATAATCTAAACAATTTGTTTGGTGTCTATGAAATTATTTGTAGATCATTGCCTCGAAAATGAGATGGTGCTTAATAAGGTGTTTCGAGAGTATTCACAGCCATTCATCAAACGAAGTTTTTATTGCGGGGTACAATTCTGGGAATTGGGGTGTCTCATAAGCATCTTTAGGTGGGTTCGATTCCCACCCCCGCTAATTTTTGGGTAGTTCGCATAGCGGCAATTGCCGGAGACTGTAAATCTCCTCTCTTCGGAGTTCGCTGGTTCGAGTCCAGCACTGCCCACCATTTTATTGTCCTATAACTCAATGGTAGAGTGAGGCACTGTTAATGCCTAAGTTCAAGGTTCGAGTCCTTGTGGGACAGCATTTAAGCGGAATTAGTTTAATGGTAAAACGGGAGTTTTCCAAACTTTAGTTGAGAGTTCGATTCTCTCATTCCGCAAATTTTTAGTATGCCTTCGTGACCAGAATTGGCTATTGGCCCCGATTTGTAATCGGGTATGGAGTAATATCCTTTGTCGGTTCGATGCCGACCGAAGGCTCATTTAATTGCGGCTGAAGAGAAACAGCAGACTCGTCTCCCTTTCAAGGAGAAGAAAGCGGGGGCAGCACCCGTCAGCCGTGCCATTTTTTTGTTCTTATAAAAGAAATACAACATTTTACTGAACAAAAAACGTTTTTAGTTTTTAACTTTATATCTTTTGAAAAAGAAGTATTGCATTTAGTGCAAACATAATCATATTTTGGTTTATATGCATCATATAAAGATGCAAAATTTGAAGTATTGTATTTTTCTTTAACGTAATCAAAAATATATTTTAAATCTTTTTTTCTTAATACTTTAACTATATAACCAAAACTCTCTGCTACTTTTGTTTTTTTTGAAACCGATTCTTCTGATTCATATCCTTTAGTTTCTATTATTGTTTTTTCATCATCTAATAAAAAATCGGGATAATATTTTATACCATCTTTCTCTAAAAAAGTAGGAAATCTTTTAAATTTTATACCATGATCTAAATTATAGATAATCCAACATAATTCATAAGTTGAACCACAATATATTCCTTTATAAAAACCGTGTTTACTTCTACCTGATCCTATTCTATAACCACCACTACATTTTGGCATAGGATTTAATTGTTTTAATTTATATAAACAATTAGATGAACAAGTTTTTCTACGTCTTTTTAAAAGAATCTCATTATTACATATAACACAATATTTTTTGTTGTATTTTTTTAACATGCTATTGCGAACATTATTTTTATGATTTTCCGTTATAATTCTTTTTTTATTATTAAATTTCGCACTACATGAACTATTACAGAATTTTTTTAAATTTTCTTTTTTACTATGTTTAGATATTTTAAATAAATTATTACAAGTTAAACAATTTTTTTCTATAAATTCTTGAGGTCTTTTGAAATTTGTGATATTAATCATATTAATACTTATAATTAATCAATCAAAATCAAGAGTTCAAATATATTTTTTATTTTTCCCTGCGGAGTCGAACCAAACCCCTTTTGGGCTACCAACCTGAAAGGGGTTTATTTTTTTCTTTACTTTTTTTATAAAAAACTTTAATATAACTTATATGTATAAATGGAAACCAAAAAATAAAAAAGCAGAAGAACGATGGAATGAAATCTTAAAACAACATGATGATGACAATGATAAAGATTCAAACCTTTTTTTATATGAACAATACTTTGTTAAAGGTATTCATTTTAATGACGATAGAAAAATCTTGTATATGACAGATGGTATGTATATAACTAAAGATGGTATAGTCTTACATGAAGAAGATGCTGATCTTCTAGATTTTTAAAAATTTATTTCATCAAATGAAACTTAAAATACCAGAAACAATTTATGAACTTGGAATAATTAAATGTAAAGAACCAATTTATATTGATATCTATCATGTGGATCGTCACAATCATGTAGCATATTTTTCTTGGGATTTTGGAATGGATTGTAAAGTATTTTTGGATTCTTGGATGTTGGAAAGTAGAGCACCAAAAGGAATTAAAAAGAAAGTTATGAAACAAATTGAATATGATTTGGGTCATGCGTTTTTTCATTATGAAGGAGATCCAAATTATACATATTATCATTGGGCTTTATATGCTTGGTTAAAGGATAGATTAATACTTGATGATGGAGAAGATTTATATTATAAATGATTATGTTTAAAAAAATAATCTTACTGTTTTTAATATTAAACTTTGAAGCCTTTGGTTTTGAATTAACCAAGGTTAGTGGAGAAACAAATTATTCTAAATCTAATTCAGAAAGTTTGAATACGAGTTTATTATTTGAATATAATATAAAAATATATGAACCAAGACATAAAAAATGGGAATTACATATTAGTGGAAAATTAAATCCATCTTATGACTATTTTGGGAACGAAATAAGAATGGATGCATTTACTGTATTGGGTTTTGGGTTTTAGTTGAATTTTTTAGAATAAATAGTTTAATGAATTTTAAGTTGTTTTTTGAGAGTAGTTCTGAAATCTATTATCATGGGTCTGATAATGTTTTTAATTCATTTTCATCAAAGATAATGAGGAGAACTGATTATGGATATTATGGATATGGTTTTTATTTTTCACCTAATCCAGATACGGCTAGAAATTATGGTCCTAATTTATATAAATGCAGATTGGATTTCAAAAATCCATTAAAATGGAACGAGTCTGTAGATTCTTTATGGGAAAAATATGATTGTATAGATGGAGAGAAGAATGCAGGTAATTCTGCTGATTTGGCAAAAAAATTAACTCAATTAATAACATCTGAAGGATATGATTCTATTATAGTATATAATTATGATAAAACAAATATTTTAGAAGTTTGTGTTTATGACCCTAGTTCAATACAAATAGTTTCAAAACAAATGGCATCTCATCTTGTGGACTTGGATGAATATACGTAAATAATTAATATGTTATTTGATTTTTTAATAGAGAAACACCATCAAAAGAAAATTTTCAAAAAAGAGTTGACTGTATGAAAAAAACAGTTCATACTATAGTTAATGAAAATTTTTAAAAATTGGAACAATCCAATAGAAGCGTTTGTTATTTTTTTGGGTAAGGATGTTATTTCTCAAAAAAGAAGAGCCAGGTCTTTATATAAACAATATTATGAGTTGGGTGATGTCCACGCATACAAGAATTATAATGTACAGCTGGGGTCAGCAATGCAAACTAGTTCTATATATAATATAGCAAAGATTCATTTTAAACTTGATACTTTTAATAGAAAACATATAAACAATGAAAAAAACAAAATCAAAGAAGGTTAAAATAGAATTTGATTATGATCATCTTCCAGTTTTAATAACTGCGTTAGAAGTTTTTTCTCGCCTTCGTTCCGGTCAGGTTGATATGGCAATGAGTGAAGCCTATTGGGATAGGTATATTGACTGGGATGAAAGCCAGGCTATCCACAGACATATTAGATATGTTATGTTCCCCTCTTTACCAGAAAGAAGATATGATGGTCATGGAGGATTTTATGATCAATATAATAACGAATATGATGAAAGTGGTTCTATAATAAAAGAATCAGATGAATGGAAAAAAAAGAAAACTTTTCCAAATTTGGATCATCCAAATTCTTCTTTCGGTGTTGGAAATACAAAAGAGATGAGAGAAGGTACAATTGCATGGGAAATTAAAAAAGTTATTGATCAATATCTTCATTATGAAAGAAACGATGGTTATCGTAGAATATGTGATGTAAGTGGGAATGGTCCAACTAAGTTTTCTGATGTTGAACCACCAAGAATATTAGATAATATTAGCGAATATTGGAAACCTGAAAAGAAGTTCAGAATTCCACAAAGATTTCAAAAAAGAATAGAAAAGACTATTAAAGAAAAACAATTTTCAAAAGCATGGGATATTGTATATCAAGCATTTGAGAAGAATACCCTACCAACGGGAAGTACTTCGAAAATAGAAGAGATTGCAGGAACATACTATGTTGTAATTGAAGAACCATATAAGTCGAATGAAGACAATTTTTAAAAAACACGTTTTAATTTTAAATAAAAACTGGATACCAATTAATACTACTACAGCAAGAAATTCTTTTTCTTTAATGTATTCTGATAATGCTAAAGGTTTATTAATAGAAGATGATAAATTTTTATCATTGGAATGGAATGAATGGATTAAATTAGATATAAAGGACAAAGACGATTTTGTTAGAACTATCAATGGTCATATTAAAATTCCAAATGTTATTGTTTTAAATTATAATGATAAAATTCCTAGACAAACTATCAAATTTACTCAAAAGAATCTTTGGGAACGAGATAACTTTACTTGTCAATATACTGGTAAGAAATTAAATAAAACCAATGGAAATATAGATCATGTTGTTCCAAAATCTCAAGGAGGAAAAACATCATGGGAAAATTGTGTCCTAGCACATAAACAAATAAATGCATTAAAGGCAGATAGAACACCTGAACAAGCAGGATTAAAATTACTGAAAAAACCATCCGCACCTAGAGTAATGCCAGTTTCTTTTTATATCAGAAATCTAGAAAATATAAAAGAATGGGAATTATTTTTAAATTAAAAATATGAACACTAAAAAATTAGACTCAAACAAATTTATTTTATTTTTAGGGGATCATCATGGAGCATGGAACATGCTGTTTGATATTATTAGAGATAAAAAAATAAGTGATTGTTATATCATCTGTGTTGGTGATGGTGGTGAAGGATTTCTTCCAGAAGATAAACAATTATTACAATTTGAAAACTTAAATAATTTATTCAAAAAACACAATATTGAATATAAAAGTATCAGAGGAAACCATAGTGATCCAATCTACTTTCAAAAAGAAAATCCTATAGTATTAAGTAATTTTGAATTACTTGAGGATTATACTATATCAGAATATAGAGGTAAAACCATACAATTTATTGGTGGTGCAATCTCTATAGATAGAACTGGGAGAAAGGAAGGAATTTCTTATTGGGAAGATGAGGGTGTTATTTTTAATAGAGAAGCCTGTCAAAAAGTAGACATTCTCGTAACTCACACTGCACCATCACATTGCTTTCCTCAAAAATTTAATGAAATGGTTTATGGTTGGGCTAGAGAAGATGCTTACCTATTAGAAGATCTTACAGATGAACGAGCAGTAATGGATGAGATTTTTAAAATATGTCAACCAGAATTACATATATATGGACACTTCCATTCTAGTTGGACGGAAAGAGTAAACGGATGTGTATCTAAACTTCTTGGTATTAATGAATTATGGGAATATAAATAAAGATTTATATTTTATTTTTAAATAAAAAGTAAATATTATATATGATAGCTTTAACAGCCACACCATGTTTTTTCATGAGTTCTTCTATATATAAAGAGTTTATAGAAGAAAGAGAAGAGATTTTAAAACATAAATGGATTGAAAGTGAAAAAAGAGGTTATGATATAGGGTTTGATACAGCTTTAATCGATTGGATTATGAAACATAGAACCAAATGGAGAAACTTTAGATATAAGAAAAAGTTAAATGAAAACTAAAACTAAATTAATTTTATGTTTTATTATATTTCTAGGAGTCTCCTTATTTTATTTTTGGTTGATGTTACTATAAAATTATAGTATATTTTTAAAATGAAAATAAAACTTCCAATAGAAGAACTATATTTTAATATCGTTCCAAATAAGTTTTGTGGGTTGGATTGTTATTTAATAACACCAGAGGTAGATGCGAAATGGAATAAAAATAACTTATTTTATCGTTCTTTAATTACTGATAAAGAAGGAAATGTTTTGTCATCCGGATTTCCTAAATTTTTTAATTATGGTGAAAAACCAGATTGTTATCCTGATCCAGAAGAGTTTAACGATTGGAGATATGAAGATAAAATTGATGGTTCATTGCTGATAGCTGATTATGTGAATGATACTTTTTCTATGAGAACTAGAGGAACGGTTTCTTATACTTTTCAAGAAAATGCAAAAGATTTTGAACTTCTTACAGACAAATATCCTAAAGTAGTTAATTTTTTAAAAGAAAATCAACATTTGAGTTTGTTGTTAGAAATTGTTACTCCAAATAATGTGATTGTAGTAAGACCACAACAAATAGAATTTTATTTAATTGGAGCAATAAATAAAGCCGGAATGGTTGTGGTTTCTCCAAATGACTTAACAGATATATGGAGAAAAATCGGACCAATTCCTTTTCCAGAATCTTATAACTTTTTAAATACAAATAATCTTTCCGAAATTTCTCAGACAATTAAACAATGGAAAGGTAAAGAGGGGATAGTAATTTCTTATAATAATGGTCAAAATAGAATTAAATTAAAATCTGATTGGTATGTCTGGTTACACAGAATTAAATCACAACTTAGTTCTACTAATAACTTAATTGATTTTTATATAGAAAAACAATTACCAGACTTTGAACATTTTTATGAAATGATTGAAATAGAATTTGATTACGAAATTGCGGTTCAATTAAAAGAAGAAATAGAAAAAATTTGTGATTCTGGTGAATTATCAAAAAAATATATTGACAATATATTGGATATGATTCATGATATTAGGAAAGTACAAACTAGAAAAGAACAAGCAGAAATGATAATAAGAAACTATAAAGAAAATTCGTCTTATGCTTTTTCTATACTTGATAATAAAGAAATAACTAAACCTCAATGGATTAAATTGATATATAATTTTTATGAAAAAAATAATTAAACCATTAGAACACGAAGAAGCTGTTTATTATTCAGATTTTTCTGGAAAAAATCTAGGAGAATTTGGTGTTCCTGTTGAGTTGAAAATTTCATGTGGTTATGGCTCCAAGTACGATGGTAGTGATATAGTTCTTCATTTAGATGATAGTGATCTAGAAAAATTTTTAGTAACAATTAAAGATTTTATTTCCGATGACTTTAAAAATGAAATAAAGAAAAAAATCCACAAACATGAAAAAGATTATGATGATAGTATGCAAATGAGAGATTGGGATTATTGTGATAAAACAATAAACACACTTTGGTTTTTTAAACATATTTTAGATATAAAATAAGAAAATGAAAGTTAAAGATTTAATAGAAAAATTATTACAGGAAGATCCAGAAATGCGAGTGGTAGTCGATGGTTATGAATGTGGGTATAATGAAGTTAAAAAAATTTATCAAATTGGGATAACAAATAATCCAAAATCAGATGAAAAATATTGGGAGGGAGAATTTAACGAAACCCATGTAGATGATGCAAATGAGGTTGCATTATTGTTACCTAGAAATTAATAATATGTTTTGGGTTATAATATCTATTGTCTCAGTATTTATTTTTTTATGTATTTCTTTTTTTGGTTTTGTTTTTTATAATTTCTGTAAAGCATCGGAAGAAGCTCATAATGATGGGTGGGAAAACCCATTTCATTAAAAATATAATAATATGTACATTAATTTTACAATTTATAATTTTACAAAGAAACAACGTTTTTGGTATAAACTAAAATGGTTTCATAAACAACTTTCGAAAAATAAAAATTTGGAAATAGAAACTTTTTTTTCAAATTATAACTTGTTTTCTTTTGAATTTGATTGTAAACTTACAGGTAAAGATCATGCTGGTATTAGGTTTAAATTAAATTTATGTTTTCTAGAATTAGAAATAAACTTTTATGACTCAAGACACTGGGATTATAAGAATAATCGATGGGAAGAAAATTCTGCGGAAGAAATGGTAAAAAATAATTTTGATGGTTTTTAACACGATGGAGATTTTTTTTGTTGACATTTCTATAAAAAATAATATTATTGGATGTATATGAATCATGAATTAGAACTGAAGTTGTATAACAAATATCCTAAAATTTTGCAAAATTGTGGAAAAAGTCCAATGGAATCGTGTATGAGTTTTTGGTTAGAAGTAGAAGATGGTTGGTACAAGATTCTTGATGAATGCATGGAAAAACTGCAATACTTCTGCGATCTTTGTTCTAAAGATGGAAGAGAAGTACAGGTAGTGGCTGATCAAATTAAAGAAAAGTATGGAGATCTTCGTTTTTATGTAAGTGTTTATGGTGCAGATAAAATCGAGGATGATATTATTGACGACATCATTTCCGAAGCAGAAAGAAAGTCTAGAAATACATGCGAAGTAACTGGAGAAAACGGAGTTCTTTGTAAAAGAGGAGGATGGTTTAAAACTCTTTGCAGAGAAGAAGCGAGGAAACACGGTTATGTGGCTTGTTGCGAAGAAACTGAAAAATATTGGAAGTCGAAAGATGAAAAAAAAATTGTCTCTTAAAGATTTAGAAGATTATGCTTTTTACCAAAGTGGATTATCTGCTGATGGATGTTTGAATAAATTAGATACATATGCAAAAGAATGTATTAAAAATTATGGTAGAATTCTTTTGAGACTCCAGAAGCAACAAATAACTGATTGTTTAAATCATCTTAATGAAGAATAACTGGAACCATATTGGTGTTATATTAACAGGAATTGCTGCTCTAATAACAGCTGGTGTTGGTGTTTATGATAAATTAAAAACTGTACACCAAGAAGTTTATAAACCAATATTAAAAAGAGAATATGGTATTGTGGATGATAAGGATGGTTGGGTTAATCTGAGAGAAAAACCAGATATTTCTTCCCCATCAATTGCTAGAATTTTAAATGGAACAAACTTAGAAATACTTGACAAGTCTGAAAATTGGTTTAAAGTATATACTGAAAGCGGAAGAACCGGATACGTCTTTAAAGATAGATTAATTTTAGTACAATATGAAAAACAATAAAGAAAAATATACACTAGATGGGATGCATCCAGAAGATGCTATTTATAAAACAAGAACATTTATTCGTGAATTAGAAGAAGTACAATCTTCATATTTTGATAAACTTGTAAGTGATTTAAAATTAAATCCAGACGGAGAACAATGGTTGTTTGACTATGTTTATAATTCAGAAGACAAATATGATGGATTTGAACACTATTTGGATGATTATAATAAGAGTTATGATGATATGTTTATCAGGGATATAGCAAATATTAATGATTATTCACCTATGGATCATATGAGTTCTTGCGAGGCTAGTTTGGGAACATCTTTTCCAAGTCCTTTTGATAATGAAAAAATTTCTCCAGAATTAAAAACATTAACATAAATATGTTTTATTTTATTATATCAATAGGTATTATATCATTGATGTGTTTATCATATTGTTTGGGTTATAAGCATTGTCAGGAAGATTATATAGAAGAATATAAAGAAGACAAAAAAAACAATTCTAATAAGAATTGGGAAGACAAATATTATAATTAAAGAAAAAAAACGTGATTAACAAAATACATCAAGTTAAAGCATCAAGTCCTATAGTTTCTCCTATTATAGATGAACCAGTAAACCAAACCAGTGTTAGTATTGTTAACACATATACTAAAAGTTTTGAAGAAAACGGAGAGGTAAAATGGTATCTATACTTAGTAGCTCATGACGAACAAGTTTTTAAATATAGACTAGACTTTTATGAATGATAAGGAATTTAATTTATTATATTTTATGATGTTTGCTATTATTGTAGCAATAATACTGGGATCATCTTGGGATTCGTATTTACATTATTTGAGTAGAAAACAAATAATCGAAGCATTCAAAGATAAAGATCCAAAATACATTAATGAACAAATGCAAGGTTTAATGAATGACATTAAAAAATGAAAGAGATAATCGAAGAGATTACAAAGTTGACGGATGAGTGGAGATATTTGACTGGTAAAGGTCACTGTAAAGATAGAGATTTTCATTGGTATATTGAAACAAAATGGTCCTATGGACAACCACCAACATACGAAGTTCAACATTGGGGATACATCAGACATGAAGTTAGAGTAGTTTGTTCATCTTACAATGATGCTTTAGTTGCTTTAAAGGCGGAACTTGAAAATGCAATTAAAGAAGAAAAAGAAATTGAAGATACGATAAAAGACGATGAAAGCTGGTAGTAAAAACAAATTTAAATTCTTCTGTACTGCTGCTAATGGTTTTATAGAGCAGTACAAATATAACGGATATGTGGAAGAATTATTTGATGATCCGCTTTTAGTTCCTTGTCAATTTACTGGATTGCAAGATAAGAATGGAAAAGATGTATACGAAAATGATCTCGTAAGAATCGATAAAAATGGATTTAGAGAAATACGTACTGGTAAAATAGGGTTTAAATTTGGAGCATTTTGTGTAGAATATTTAGAACCAACTAGTACAATGAAGTTTAACTTTATGCATTCAATTGGACCATTTGAGGTTATTGGTTGTGCTTTAGAAAAAAAATGAACACTGAAACATTCACAGAATACAAATACGCAATTCGCCACAAGCCTACTCAAAAATGGGTACAGTTTGGAAATGATGATTTAGAATTAACAGTAACTATTATAGAACTAGCTGATTTCAAAGATTGCTTTATTAACGGAAATAAAGATTTTATGGAAACGTTTTTAAAGAGAAGCATCTTTAATAAAACTCCAAATTATGGTAGCGACAATTTTTTAGAATTTCAATTTGTAAAAGTGAAAGCAACATATACAACAGAATTATGAATACAGAAATAGAAACATTAAAACAAGAATTGAGGAAAATTAAAACCACATTTTTTTATAAAGAAGAAACAAAACCAGAAGATGTATTCTATACAAAAAATATAGAAGAATGGTTGGAATTTATCAAAAATAGTAAAACAAATACTCTAAAACCAAACGAGGTTATTTCTGATTATGAAATTATCAAAAATGCTGAAGCATTTGCATTGGGTCCAGTATTTTGTTATAACGGAAAAATGGAAGCTTGTTCTACATTAGAATATGATTGTTTTGAGGCTTTGAAAGACCATTTAAATGGTAAAAAATATATTTTATATTATGTTACGTTTTTATTAAAAACTGCTGAATTTGATAAAGAATCTTTTACATTAAAGCCTTTAGATAAACCAGAAATAAAATATACGTTTAGAGGACATATATTAGAATGAACGACTACATACCAGACAAATGGGTAGTAGTTAAGATCGAAGGAGGAGAATTTCCTTTGACCTATAAAGTATTTGCATGTTGGTATGGAGGTTATTTAGGTTCTAATTCTTGGAAGATGAATAGTGGAATTAGAGTAGCATCAAAGGGAAGAGATTCTTATTTATTTGAAGGTTTTTCTGGTTCTATATATAAGTGTTTTGAAGGAAACTACGGTACTCATATGTATGGTCATGGAGTATTAGAGGATATTATAAAGAGATCCAAAGAAGTTGGAATGAATGTAGAAATTCTTCCAGAAGATACAAATTGGCTTGACTTATCCTATGAATAGTTCTATATTGATTATGCGAAATAAAACGTAGTTATGATTAATAAAATACATCAAGTTAAAGCATCCGCACCTATAGTTTCTCCTATTATGGATGAACCAGTTAATCAACCCAGTGTTAGTATTGTTAACACATATACAAAAAGCTTCGAAGAAGACGGTGTTCTGGTGTGGTATTTGTATCTCGTTAACTATGACGAACAAGTTTTTAGATACAGACTAGATTTTAGTTTATGAAAAATAAAAAGACTACACAATTACCGAATAAAGTCTATTATCCAGAAATTGACGACACATATTCTATTATTTCTTATTATGAAAGGCCAGACGATGGAAATGTGAAAAAAATTAAAATTCCAAATTGGTTGGCTGAAATGATATCGTACGAAGTAGTGAACGAATCCGAAAAAGCCGTAGACGAATTTAAGCAAGAAGTTTTTGAGATGTTCAAGCCATTACAAATGATTTAAAAATGAAAACAAACAAAGCAAAAAACGAACTAAAACATTACACATTCAGATATTCCATCGTTCACGATGGATATGACGTTGATATGCCAACCTTAACCGAGGAGAGGGTGTGGTCTAAGGTCGAGGCAAAAACATACGAAGAAGCCGTGAAAAAGTTAAAACAGAAAGTTGAATTTTATCACTCTGATGATAGTGGAATGAGTCATCACGTTTGCGATATAGAACCATTTAAAATTATTTCCAAAAACAGAACAAGGATCCCCACCTTGAAGGGATATGCGGTTATTAAATGATTCCCAGTAATGAGAAAGAAATATGCAAAGAGAACTTAAATTCAGAGCTTGGGACAAACTAGAAAAACGATTCTTCTATCCAGACAAAGGTTATCAAGGACATTATGTTTTGGATTTAAATGGAAGATTTCAAAACCTTCAAAATGGTTCTGGTGGTGATGAATATGTTGTTCAGCAATTTACTGGACTAAAAGACAAAGATGGAAAAGAAATTTATGAAGGTGATAGAGTAAGGTTCACATATGTAAATGTAGTAGATATGATTGGAGGAGCTAGAATAGTAGATGTGTTTGGTGAAGTGCAATGGTGCAAAAATATTGCATCCTTTGGAGTTCTTTATGAAAAATATATAGAATTCAAAGAAATGACAAATGTTGAAGTAATGGGTAATATATTTCAATTGCCATGCAATCCAGATCATAATGGAGAATGTTTGGTTTGTGATAGTTGGTTGAGTGATTGTCCTTTTAATAAAAATGAACAAGAATAAATTCAGAATTTGGAGCAGAAGTGGAAAGAGTTTTCAAGACCTCGATCTATCACAAAGTCATCAGCAATTCATTGGAATCTTGGATAAAAATTTGCGAGAGATCTACGAAAGAGATGTCGTAAAATTTTTTACTCTTAATGGTGAAGAACTTGGAGAAGTTGTATATAGCACAGACTCTTGTGCATACTATATAAATGATTACCCAATTATGAATTTAGATCTTGCTTCTTTAGAAATTGTTGGTAATATGGTTGAAGATTATATGTGGGATGAAAGTGGAGAGAAACTTGTAAAAATACATGAAGACACCAACTCTTAAACAGAAAGTAGAAATGTATGAAAACTTTCTACATAAGATCAATATTTTTATAATTTCGGGTAATAATGACGGAATCAAAGAACTTGTAAACAATGCTGACAATTGGTCTTATGCGCACCGAAGTGGGGAGTTTTTAACAGACAAACAAAGACGAAAAATGATAAATGATATGTTTCAAAAACTTTGCGATACTCCAAACGCAGATAAAGCTGCTGCGGAAAGACAGAGAGCATTTACAGAGCTGGCTAAACAAAAAGAACAAACATTTTTAACATGAGTCCACAATTAATCAGATACACCAAAAAAGTAGATTCTCTTAGAGATATTCTAAAGCAACATGGGTTTGAAAATTTACAATTTCATTGGTATAGTGACGGAATCTATTCTGGTAACTGGAAAGATATGTCAGTTGCTACAGAAATGCCAGATAGAGAAGAAAGATTTACTCTTTGGAACTTTGGGTTTAGAAGCTCTAAAGAAGACAACAAGAGAATTAAATTAGAAGCTAGAGCTTCTGAGCCACCACAAGGAGACGAAATCTTTATTTTTGAATTAAGATATTATCCAGAAGTCGTATTGCACGATAGACATAAGTTTTATGGTCCTAGTGCTGTATTAGAAGTTTCAGGTATTTTGGAAAGAGATTTGAAAGACTTACAGAGATTTATAAACTATCTCTTGAATATAAAATAAAATATGATATATTTTATTGTAGGTTATATTATATTTGGACTTGTCTTTACATGTTTTATTTTATATATTACACATGATGAAGAAAATTATTAACATGAAAACAAAACTTATTTGGAAAAAGAAGTGGTTAGATGACAAATCTGGATATTGGTATTCAGCAAAGGTTCCAATTCTTAATTGGGAATATGTTATAGATGGTGTACCTTGTTGTACATTTAACAATAAAAAACAAGATTACGAAGATTATGATGAATTTATAGCTGGTGTTTTTTTAAGCAACATCGATGATGATTTCGTTAAGGTTTCAAAAAAACAATTTAGAAAAAAAGAAACAGCTATGACTGCTTGTGAAAAGCATCTACAAAATACTTCTGAAAAATTTAACAAATGGATTAACACAAAATGATTGAGTGGTCAGAAAAATTAAAACACATGTGTTCAAAAAACGTACCCGTTTCAGAAGGAGAAATTATTTGTAATTTGCCTTATGAGTTACACAGTGATTGGGACATTTTTATGAGAGGAAAAACTTGTCCAATTCTTGAAAGTGGAGATCATGGTGTATATAGTTGGGATTTAAAACAATTTTTGAATAAAATTTAATTATGAATGAAGAAAAATTTATAGCAAGAAATCATTGTTTAAAAGAACATTCTAATGTAAAGAAGACCCTTATATATTCTATAAGAAGTTTTATATTTGAAAAGTTTTACGTATGGGATTGGATGGATCTTTTTCCATATCGGTTTAGGATGACTTATTATGATTATATTAGACCGTTTTTTAAACCATGTAATCAAAAGATTCGTAAAGTAATTCCAAGAACATGGATGGATGTTTCTCATCTAATGGTTGATGTAAACTTTGAATTTATCAAAGCATTTTATGAAGATGAATATAAAGCTGATATTGTGGATTGGGAGGCTACAGAGCAACATAGTGAATTTGCAAAATGGTTAGAATATGCTTATAAATATATCACTATAGATAGACCACAACTGCAAAAAGATTTAGAAACAGCTTATCCCGCCAGTAGATTATTGGAGGAAATGTTTAAACCAATCGAAGACGAAAATGGTAGAAAAATGTTTCAGATGGTAGATGATGGAATTCCATATGAAGTAAAATATAAAGAAGTAAATCGTATTGAAAAACTTATTGATGATATAGACACTGAAATTCTAACAGAATTTATTAAACGGAGACATTATTTTTGGACATGAAATTTAAAGAATTTAAACAAGTAATTGAATTATTAAAAAAAGTTAGCGATAGAGCACATAATGCGTATCAGATTGGAATTGATTTGATGGATTATGATGAAGAATATGATAAAGCAATAACCATTCTCATGAAAAGTATCTTTGAAGAAGAAGGTTATGATTGGATAAGTTGGTATCTATACGAAAGGGACAGTTTTGGGGGTAAGGTTCTTTCGGCAAATGATGCCGATGGTAATGAAATCTGTCATAACATCGAATCGCTTTGGGACACAGTTAAACCTTATAGAAAACAATAAAAATGAAATTAGACATACCATTCCACGACGAAGTTTGTGAATTCACAGAAATAAAAAAACCAGAAAAAACATCATTAGATTTAAAAATAGAAAGTAGATATGGAAAAATACTTCATAAATTTAAAATTTTTTACTATGACTGGGAGATGGATAACTATGGTTATGTAATAAATGATGGAACAAAAAATAAATTAGTTACCACTAATCATGGTAGATTAGTAGAAGTGGATGTAAATTATCTCTTTCATAAAATAAAAGAATACGAAAATGCAATCAAAGAAACTAAAGAAGCTATTGAAATTTTTGAAAATGGAACCAACTAAATATAAATTTATAGAAACAACAGGGTGTACAGCATTTGATTTTAGTGTTAATGGTAAATCTTTTTCTGATCTTACAAAAGAAGAACATGATGAAATGTTAGATTATCTTTTTGTTAAAATTAAAGAGGGTATTAATGATAATACTATTCTCTTTAATGATGTGGTAAAATTATTTCAACCCGATGATTGGTCGCATGATCCAGAACCTTGTGGTCAGTGTGGAGACACTGTAAGTACAGAAACTTGGAATATATGAAAATTATACATAAAGATAAATGGGGATTTTGGATATTTACTAGATATTCTTTTATATTAGAGGATGAAAACGAGAGTATTACAGAAATTGTAGTAAATAAAAATAAATGGCAAAAATATAATATCGGAGATTATATGGATTCACATTATAAACAATTTTATAAAAATGATAAACAAAATTAAAATTACAAATTTAGCAGACGCGGAAAGTTATAGTTTCAATAAAAACAATAAAGATTATGATGTCTGGATTTCTGCTGTTGGTGAAGAAGACAGAAAACAAATTAATAGAATGAGAAAAAATTTCCAAGAAAAGGGTGTGAAGTTTTTTCATCAGTTCTTTGCTGATTGGTCTGATGAGGATGGTATTGAATGGGGACACTTAAAACAAGATGCTCCACAGCGTCATCATATACAAAATATTATTACATTTTTAAAACCATTTACACAGGATGATAAACCTCATTGTCTTGGAATAAATTGTTTTGCTGGTATTTCTAGATCAACAGCAATTGGACTAACTGCATTGGTAATGGCTGGAAGAACACCAGAACAGGCATTAACAGAACTTTTAAAAGTTAGAGTAGTAGCATGGCCAAACTTGCGTATACTTGGTTTTGCTTCTGATATATTAGATATAGACATACATGGACATGTATGTAAATGGAAAAAGAATTGTTTATCTTCGTCTGATTTATTTCTACCACCAGATAGAATGCAAAAATAAATATTGATTTTTTAACATATAATGATATAATATAATGTATGAACTTAGCAACATGGAAATCAATTAAATCACCCGTAATGCAAGAAATTAGACTTGCTCTTAAAAAGAAATCTGAAAAAGGTCAAGCTACACTCTCAAGAAAAGAAGCTAATAGAAGTTGGAGAGAAGATATTCTTGGTATCTTATCAGAAGACCAGAAAAAACAAAAAAAGGAAGATAGACAAAAAAGAAATAAAAAAAAGAAAATGGTTTATTCAGATGCTGAATAAACGGACCCAAGATTCTATTTTTTTAGACCAATCATAGTTTTCTTTTGCATATTCCTGTACATCTAAACATTTCTTAATATATTCTTCTGTATTATTTTTATAGTAATTTAAAATGTTTGTTGTATTTTCTATGAAAGAATTTTCTTCTATTGGTACAAGAATTCCTCCACCTTTTGGTGCGTTATCTTCAAAATATCCAACAGGAGTTCCTATCGGAAGTCTTCCAGAAGCAGCACATTCCATAACAGGAAGACCCCCTGCTTCTTCTATAGAAGACATTATTACACAATCAACTTTTGTGTAGTATGAAGGCATACATAAGTGATTAAAAAACTTATGTTTATAAATTTCAAGTCCTTCTATACTTTCAACAATTTTAGGGACTAAATTAGGTCTTTTTATTTCTTGACCAAAAAAGTTTTTAGTTTCATTTGAACCACCATACCCAATAACTTTAAGTTGGTTTGATGGTTTAGAATAAAAATGATCGAAGTGAATTCCTAATTCAACTATATCAGGAACTCTTGATATTCTCCATTCTTCACATTTGTTTTTAAGGACATTTGAAATTACACCAAATCCTTTTAATAAAGGATAAAAATCCAAACGAGCTTGGCTTTTAGCCAATAAAATATCCCATTGTCCATGTGCTATTGTTATTATTTTTTCAAATGGAATTTTATATACATCATGCAATGCCATAACTGCATCTGGCATTGTTACAAAAATATCATACCTGTCGGATAATAAAGAAAATTCTTCTGGTGTATATGAAACAGTCCAGTCCAATAGGTTGCAATAAAACCCGTGTTTATACAATTCCTTTATTAGTCCATTATGGATTGTTCCAAAAGCCCATCTATTTTGTGTAAAAAATAAAATATTTTTCATTTTATCCAATTAGGAAAATTATAAACAAATTTATCTTTTGGTGAAAGATGACCTTTTATAACACAATAATGAAAATAACAAGGTTCTATTTTAGGATCATTATGCCATCCTCCAAAATTTGAAACATAATAGACAACATTGAATTTTGATGTAAGATCATTTAATGTAAAATTGTTTTTATGAATTTCGTAATGGTTTTCTTCTGAATCATCCTGTGGAAGATTTGTAGGCCATATTGCAATTAACCACTTTGTTCTGTATAAAAAGTAATCCAAATAATCTACAACTTCTGTTCTAAATAAATGTTCTAAAACATCACCAATAATAACAACATCATATCTATTTTTACTATCTTCCTTGGAGAATTTTTGAATATCTTTATTATATATTTTATTATATAATGAATTTAAATTATATTCTTCTATGTATTTTTCAGTAGGTTCTATTCCTTCTAATATTATATTTGGATTTATTTTTTTAACTATGTTTCCATTTTTACCTGAACCAGAGCCTACATCTAATACCTTTTCTGGACATAATCTATATATATGATCAGATAAAACATTATCAAATGTGTTTGATGAATATGGCATTTTATGGATATATTTTTGTTAGAGAATTTAGTTTTTGTTTATCGGACTCTTCATACCAACCTTTTCCTGTATAAACATTATATACATCTTGAAAATATTTTTCATACATTTCTCCTACTTTTTCTAGTGAAAAATTTTCCCCCCATTTTCTACAATTAATTGGTTTTATTTCGTCTATATTTTTAATTGCCTGAATAAAATCACCCATAGTCCTACATCTATACCCAGTAACACCATGTAAATTATTTTCAGCAAAGCAACCCCAATCTGTTGTTATTGTTGGAGTTCCTGATAATAAGTTTTCAACCTGAACACCACCAAATGGTTCTACATACATACTTGGTAAAAAACTAGCCTTGGATTTACCCATAAGTTTTTTCCTTGTTTCCACATCAGCATATCCTACATATTCTACGTGTTTAGGTAGAACATAACCACTTTCTTTTTGACCAGCAATAACCAATTTTACTCCAGCCTTTTCGGTTGCTTGAATAGCAACATTTACACCCTTACCATCATAGACTCTTCCCAAGTATAAAAAATAGTCTTCTTTGTTTTCTTCGAAACTAAAATCATCTAAATCAAAATAATTTGGAATAACTACCTCATACCAATCTTGTTTACAAGATCCAACATTTTGAAGACCACAATAAGCATGATAAATTGCATAGGATTCAAAAATTTTCCAACGAGCAAAATGACCTCCTGCATAACCAATACCTGGTTCAACAACAATCATATCACTATGAGCATCACAAATAGGTCTTACTCCTGCACCCCAAAAAGGTAAAAGGAAATCATTTTTTTGTTTTCTTTTTTGAATTTCTTTTATAGCATTTTTAAAAAATGTTGTATATGCATGGTCATTCATATCAAATTTGAAAAAGTTATTTTTCCAATCATGTGAACCATAAGACTTTTCAAAATCTTTATTTGTTAATACTGTTACATGTTCATCACAAATTAGGTCAGAATCTTCGTGACCATAATGAATAATATGATGACCTCTTTCTTTCATCATTTTTCCAAACTTTACAACTTTTTGTGTGTAAGCACATGCATTGTAAGTTTTACTGGAAACAGTGTGTGGAAGCCCAAGTATATGATATCTATGTTTCATCATATGAAACTTATATCAATATCAACTATAATTCAAGTTTATATTACCATGTAATATCGAAAATCAATCTTTTCCATTTATTAGTATCTACACAAACATATAAATGATTAGAATCGTATGCTATAGTTCCAGTTATACCTACATCATTTGATAATGATGGAACTAAATTATTTATTAGAAGTGGTCCAGTAGCCCCCTGAAAACCAGTTGCTCCAGCAAATCCACCAAGACCTACTATAGTAACAGAAAAATCATCATTATCATTAGGACCAACACCATTAGATGCTAATTCTTCAACTTCGTATTTTTCAAAACCTAATTCATTTGGAATAACGTTAATAACTCTTAATATTTTAAATGTACCAGAATTATTTATTGAAACTAATTTTATAATACTGTCAGGTCTTACATATGCTTCTAAATAAGAACCAAATTCTATAACAGGACTATATGAGGAATCATCTATTGAAATTCTATTTGTGACAGAATTCCAAGAAGTATTATTTAACCTGAAGTAACCAGATGAGGGGTCTTCATCTACATTATTGTTTGTAGAATATTTCCAAATAGCTAAATTTTCGTCTAATCCTCTTAATCCGGTTGCTCCCTGTAAACCTGTGGAACCCTGTAAACCTGTAGCTCCATCAAAACCTGTTGAACCAGAACCAGTAGCTCCTTGTAAACCTGTAGCTCCATCAAAACCTGTAGCTCCATCAAAACCTGTAGCACCAGAACCAGTAGCCCCTTGTAAACCTGTAGCTCCATCAAATCCTGTAGCTCCATCAAAACCTGTAGAACCCTGTAAGCCTGTAG